AGCATTTGCGGATCATGCCCCCACCGTCACTATACAAACGGCGCTTGCTATGTAAATTTAGGTCATGCGCCCCTAGCTGTTTATAAGGGCTATACAAGGGGCATTTACCCGGTATTCGATCCGGTATTGCATGCCGATCTATTCTCTGGCAGAAAAATCCGGCTTGGTGCTTATGGCGATCCAGCAGCAGCACCATTTGAGATCATGGAAAATGCCGCGAAAATGGGTATAGGCCATACCGGATATACGCACCAAATCCAGCACAAAAACTTCGACGCTAGATATCTAACTTTGTGCCAAGTTTCAGCCGATAGCCCAAAACAAGCGCTTAAATACCAGGCCCTGGGCGCTAATACGTTTCGGGTTGCTATGGAAGGCGATTCACTAGCAGAGAATGAAATAGAATGTTTGAGCGATTCTAAGGGCATGCAATGCATAGATTGTATGCTATGCGACGGTAGCAAAAAGAATATCGCGCTCGCAGTACATGGCACTCGCAAATCAAATTTTAAGACTCAATTAATTCAAACTTTGGAGGTGGCATAAAATGACAGAATATAACGACGGCACCGGGAATTGGCATTCTGAAACAATGGCGCGATTTTCGGGTTTAAATGATGACGCGTTGATACATATATTGCGAGACTGTAATGCGGCAGTTCACGCGATGCCGGACAATCCAAAATGCCCGCAATACTTAGATGAAATGCTTTATTGCGGAATGGAACTTAAAAAGCGCGGGTATAAGTACTTAATCACTGATAAAGATACGGGCGCACAATACCAGTAATTCCCTTAGCAATCCTTGGCCCCTTTTTAGGGGCTTTTTTTTGCCTATTTGGTGGGGTTTATCCGGTGGACGTGTAGGGTTGAATGGGTAGCGGTGCTAATCGCTCTCAAATGGCCCTTAAAATGCGTTTTAAAGGGGTTTATTTGTCCCTCTCATAATCGATTAATCGGGATAGATACCATTGCGCCTTTAATAGATCGGTTACCGGGTCGGGATGTTTACTGTAGGCTCTGAACGTATATTTTTGCACGTTGCCCCGCAAATAACCCGCGAATTGCTCCCGATCCATTCCGGCTTGTATCGCGTCGATACATTCGACGGCCCCTTTGTAGTGGTCGGGGTTGATCTGATCGGTTTGCGGGGTAGGCTTTTTTCCTGCCAAGCCAGTTTTTGGGGTAGGCTGGTTTTGCTGGCAATTTCCTGCCAAAGCCGCGCCTGGTTTAGTTGGTGGGGTAGGCTGGTTTTGGTCTGCAATAGCCGGGTGTTTCTCTTTTAATTCCTGCCAGTGTCTTTTTAAATTCATCACTTGCCCTCGAATTCTTCACGCAAATAATTCATGGAAACCGGAAGCATATCGCAGCCACCATCACCGACCTCATTCAATACCCATATGCCCCGCCAGGATAGATTAGTTTGTGGGGTAAGGTAGTCTTCATCGTTCTGATAGAATATTCCGGCAAACAGTCCGAGTATGTTGGTTCCATCAGCCCTCCTGCCAAAAGCCAAGTCCCTATCTTGAACATGCCCTTGGATACAGGTCTGCATTTTCTTGGTCAGTAGTGCCCTGGCGCTGCTCACTGGCCGACCCATAATCCCAGAGGTGAAGTAGTGCGAGTAACAGATACCATCAATCACCGCGACCTCCAAGAAGTCATACACCTCCCAGCCCATCTCTTGTAGCTTCAGATCATGGTAGCCTATCAGCCCTTCCAGCTTGGCATCACTTTCAATCGCCCTCTCAATACGGTTCTCATGGTTTCCTAGAGTGAAAATCATCCTGGGATTCCATCGCTTGTCCCGGTTCCTGATTAGCCTTTCCTGCTCTTCCCGTATCGGCTGCAAGAATAACTCCATCCCGGCAATCCCCGCTTCGATGTCATCCAGGTAACGCCTACCCTCAAACGACTTCTTGCCGACATCCCATGATGATAGGCTTGGCATATCAAAATGATCGCCAATATGCACAATAACATCTGGCTTTTTCTTTGCTGCATACAGTCCTGCCCATCGTAAATGCTCAGTGGGTTCGCCTGGTTTTACTTGGGTGTCCGGGATTACTAGATGTCTCATTCTATTCTCCATAAAAAAAGCGGCCCGAAAGCCGCTAGATGTCCTGCTTTGCAACCGCAGCCAAGCCGCAGATCACAAAAATAATCATATAAATAATCACCGTAATCACCACCAATACCAGTTGAGGCAGGATTATAGCGAGGTGAGATATTATTCCAAATGCTTTTCGTCTATTCATTATATACCATAATATCATAGGCCCGTTGTCGCCACAGGTGGGCTAACCCTGCTACACAGCCGGAGAGAAAACGGCTTGGCTAAAACGCGATCAACAAAGATAATAAGATTAATGCAGCATGCCACCTGCGAATAACAATAGGGTAGCTGTTGGCGTTAAAGTGCATAACAATAAATGGCTTGTCGATACTATGTTTAAACAGTTGCCAGTTAGCATATCGGTGCGCTTCTTTTATCTTGTCTTTCATGCGACCTCCTAGAATGGAATGTCTTCAGTGATTGGAGAGTTTACAACCGGGGCAGGGGCAGCCGGGGCAGCACCATCAGTGTAGAATACTTTTACATTGCCCAGGATGGGTGGACGTTCTTCACCAGCCTCTCGCTCTTCTTTACTCTGAGACTGTGCGATGAAACCATTGTTCTCATACTGATCCAGCTCGTCAGTGTTGATGAACGTAGTCATGTTCAGATACCGAGCCTCAGTGCCATCTTTCTTAGTCACTACCGGGCAACGGCTCAAGTCCAATTTTTTCAGATCCAACGATACAGATACACCTATTTTCATTTTAAGTTCCTTACTTCAGATATAATTTCAGTGACGGCCAACAGTATCTGCTCGGCCAGGTTAGTAATAAATTCCTCATCACGCTCAACACGAACGATCATAGGCTTCATATCAGGGTGATAACTCATAAAGTCCCACCATTTACGCCCGGTAATATACATGCAACCCTGCACCTGGGCATAATGTTTAGACGGGCATACTCCTTTCCGCGCCCATGCTACATGGTTATGTGCTGCCGGGCATTTGATTTCAATACCACCATCATCACCCACCAAACCATCAGGGCTGCAACCAAACTCACCAGAGTTATCAAGGATAAACCCAACCTCTTTAACCTCATTGCCTGTCTCTAACTCATAATAGGCACGGGCCTCTGGCTCTAAATCAGTGCCGCGCTGCATAGCGTCAGTCACAAAGATGGGTTCAGACCTACCAGTTAACCTTTCAGAGATCATCAGGTTGATGTAACGGTCAGCAGATGTACTTGCCTTGCCCTTACTGGTAACTAAGTTGTGGAACTGACTAGCACTAGGTCGTCCTACCCTAGCCGCCAGCCATTCCTCACTGCCCTGCTCGGCTTCAAGAATCCGCATTTTGAGCCTTCTTGTTTAACATTCCCAATGCCTGATCAAAGCGCATAGCGGGTAAGTCTTCAACAGTATTACACTTGAACACCTGACAGAACTTCTTAACGTCAGACTCAGTAATCTCCAGCAGTGACTTCAACTGTGCAGCCTGGGCACTGTCTATCGGAGCATCCTGTACAGCACTGGGTAGCGCCTCGCCCTGATAGATGTACAGTCCCAACCCGTGCATGGCGATTGCTTTTACGAGACACCTGATACGGGCATCAGAGATATCCCTAGTGGTAGGGTTAACAATAGACTTGTTACGGTTATCCATTACCGGGAGCCACATGCTGTGCGTCTTACCCTCAACAGTTACAGATACATTGACCTCGCAAGTCTCATTCTCTAGAAAGGTGGGTGGGCAGAAAGCATAACTGCTGTCTGGATAGTGTTCATTCAGTGTCTGCCACGCCCATGCCCAGGATAGGTAGGATAGGTTGCCCTTCTTTTCAACATGCTTGCTACAGTCTATAGCTGATAGCGTTTTCCAAACATTACTCATTTGATTACCCCTTGTTTTCTCAATAGTGTATTGATTCGCAGTATCTCATCCAGCAGCCACTGCCTGTTAAGTAAGTCACGCAACCCGGTTGGCTTGGTCTGCAAGACTAAATCTATATCATAGATGGTTTTCAAAAGATCATTATGGCTCATGCTACCTCCGAGTTTGCTGTGTCACATTGCTCTTGAGCATAGCGGTCGCCATACCCCTCATAGTAAGCAGGGGATTGACCGGGCAGCGCATCATGGCCGTGGACGCAATCATACTCGCCCTTACAATAATCAGTCATATCATTAATGTTCATAATGATACTCCCGGTCAGCAGCCATATCAGCATCGAACAGACTACACTCGATAAGGTGGTACTCGATCTGCTCACGCATCAGCTTACCCAGGGCAGCATCATCTTTAGCCAGTACAGCAGTACGGATGTCATCAATGATATTCATCTCATGGGCATGGTTTTGTTTGCGCTGGTAATCAGATAGGCCACAACCCTGGTGCGGAAACTTAACACCATCAAGGCTGACAGCTTCCCATACTAACATCGGGTCTTTAAGTTTATCGCCTAGCAGCTCTTTGGCGATCTCTTTGGTACGGTTTGAATAGTCCATGTTACTTCCTC